CTAAAAGGATCCTATAGCCTGGGGCATGGGTGGGGCAAACTCTGATAATTTCTGGTTCAGAATGGCGATCTGTTCCTGATTGTTATCAGACATCCATTTCCCGTAAACCCGGTAAACCATCTCGGCATTCGAGTGACCCATTTGTGTGGCGATGAAGTTCGGGTTAGCGCCTGCAGACAGAGACCAGCATGCGTAAGTGTGGCGGGACTGATACGCTTTCCTGTATCTTAGGCCTGCACGCTTCATTGCTGTTTCCCAGATCTGATTAACTGACCCTACCGCGTAATGATGCCCGGCCAGGCTGTTACGCGTCACCATTTGTGGATTAAACACAAACGTGCATGGGTGAGTTTCTGTTCTGCCATACTCCCTCAGCTTAACCTCAACCTGATATTGCTTTCCCAGCCTGGTAATTTCCGACTGACTTCTCAGAACGTCTATCGCCGGTTGGATCAGAAATATCACACGGTCTGTACCTGCATCAGTTTTCGGCAACGTAAACTCTTTCGTCAGTGTATGGTTGCGTCTCACTGTTAGCGTTCCAGCTTTCAGGTCGATATCTTCCCATGCGAGGGCTACAAGCTCCCCGTGCCTCAGTCCTGTATAAACCGCCAGAGACCACATGTTTTTTATCTGCTGATGCCTGCATGCATCAATCAGACGGGTAAACTCGTCACGTGTAAGCGGGTCAGGGTCAACGCGAGATTTCTTCAGCGGTGAAATACCCGCAAACGGGCTTGTGGCGATGTAGCCACTCTCGGCAGCAAACTGAAACATGATTGATGTGATCAGCATGTAGTTGTTTACTGTCGGCACCGTTCTTCCTTTTACTGGTTTGGTATGCCCCTTCTTCAGCGTCTGATATCCTGTCAGAAGCTCCTTCCTTATATAGAGCAGATCTTCTTGCGTCACGGAAGATGCAAGCCTGTTTTCCCCAAGCCTCGGCAGCATATTCCTGATTATCGAGCGATACCTCCCCATCGCATTATTGGTAATCTCCATCGTCTTCAGATCAAGCCACTTAACAGCTAGGTCGCCCACCGTTATCTCTTTGCTCTCTGCGCCAAAGCGCCTAAGGTTCTGAGAGTTCGGGAACTGGGCTGCGTAGTTAAACGTGCCGGTCTTAATTGCAAAACAGACAGACGCCCGCAGTTCACCGGCGACTTTTCTGTTCTTTGGTGTATCGGGCACTGCGAGGTTTTCCCTTACGCGCGTACCTTTATAGATGAACCATATCCGGAGACTGCCTCCGTGGTTCTCAACGCCTTTTGGGTATGCTGGATTAGCCATTTATCCCTCCTGACGCCCAAGAGCGTCGATAGCTTAACCTGATAATGTTCAAACAGCACCAGGCTGTTTCTGTAGTTGACGCTCGACCCACCGGTCTATCTCCTCCCGGTTGTACATGCACTCACTGTTTGGCTTTGGGTTTTCATCCGGCGCTACGTGCACATACTCTCGCCCAACCAGCCATGATTCGCGGCGGGCACGCATAATCGTCCCAGGGCGAAGACCGGTTAATTCGATCAGCAGGCTCTCTGTAACCCATTTATTCGGCGTCATGAAAATGTTTTGCATCGTCTTTCCTCCGGGCAAAAATATACCGCCTTATTCGGCGGCCATGATGATGTAGCTCTACAGAAGCTTTTTGCTGATAACGCGGTAAAGGTACGGCTGGCGGGATTCGTGAATAGAGTTTTTGTTGAACATGATTTTCAGGGCATCAGCCTTGCTTTCGTGCACTGATACGACTTCCTCAACTTTTACTACCGACCGTCTGTGATGCCTGACGAGTATGTGAACCCGCATTGCTTCCCCCCTCCAAAAAAATGCCCGCACAGTGGCGGGCTAAATAATCAATCCGAACTCTGACGCCAGTCTCCTGTCAGAGCGGTGCGGGATTGCACCCAACAGCCTACTCAGGGAGTGGGCTGTAAGTTGCCATCAGTACTTCCCATACCACCAACCATCGCCGCCTTCATAAAGAGGGATGGGATTGCCTCCAACTGTCTTGAAGATTTCCAGCGAGCAGGAGAAGGTTCCATTCTTCCCGCAAGAAACACCGCTATCATCACGATTTATCCTGATGGACCGGCTCTCCTTTTCTATCTGGATATCAATTTTCATAGCACGAAAAGGAACGCCATTTGTCATCGTTCCGCCTCCAGAGCCAGACGGCGTTTTACGAAACCTTATCGAAGCAGGGTTCTGATGAGGTCTCCTGCCACCGCGCTTTCTGCTCTTGTGCACTTCTGACACAAAGGCCATATTGCCTCCATTAAAAAAGCCGCTGTGTTAGCGGCTCATTATTCAAACATTGATATCATCCCCAGGACAAAGCTCGCCAATATGCAGATGACAACCAGCGCTCCTGTCAAACCGCCTATCCCCAAACCAACGCCACAAGCCAGACCGACTGTCATCATGCAGCACATCTTTCCTCTCACTGCTCACCTCCTTTCCCCAGCGCGTCATACTGGTTAGATGTTGTGTCGATGGGGTGGTGAGAAGGTAATGACATCGCCACCTTCAGCGCCTCATAGAAGCATCCTTTGAGATTATTAAATTGGTATCCATTTAGAGGCCCATATTCCGTTAACATGTCATGAAGTTTCCATGCTGCATCGTTAACCTCATTAGAACCTTGGGATGGTATCGCCTCCGTTGTCTGCTCAGCCTTAAGCGCCTCCCTGCTTGCCTGCCATGCCATCCAGGCAATTCCTGCATAGACTTCGCTTTCCAATGTGATGCGCAAGTCCACATCAGACCTGGACCACGACTCAAACTGATCGCGCTCGCTCATGCCCATGAACCCCTCTGCTTATTCTTCAATTCAATTTCCTCCTGGCACGATGCGCACGTTCGGCATCCCGGCACAGCGTCACGCCGCGCCTGTGGAATCGCCTCATCACACTCGCTACAGTGCGTCGCTGATACTGCGTTGCGGTCTATGCGATGTGCGGCAATGGCCTGCTCGCGTTGCATGTCTTCAAGCTCGCTGGCTGCGTCAATGATTTCTGCTGGCATAAGTCACCTCACTTCACGAAGATAACCCAATGGGTCTTGTCTGATTTGCCAGTTCGCTGCCAGATAGCAGGCTTCTGCTCGGTGAGGGCAATAATCTGGCTGACGGGGATCTGCGTTTCGTTCCATTTAAAAATGAGTACGCCGTGTGGCCGCAACACCCGGAAAGCTTCTGCGAACCCATCACGAAGGTCATCACGCCATGTTTCTTTGTTAAGGCGTCCGTATTTTTTCCCCATCCATGCATTTTCACCAACGCGCTCAAGGTGGGGAGGGTCAAACACAACGACGGGGAATGACTCATCAGCAAAAGGTAAGGCGCGGAAATCAGCGATTACATCAGGGTTTATGATTAACTGTCTTCCGTCACAGAGAACATGCTTTTCATCCCTGATGTCGCTGAAGATTGCCCTGTCATCGCGCTTATCGAACCAGAACATGCGGCTGCCGCAGCACATGTCTAAAATGGAAATATCCGTCACGCTGCCTCCCGTTTTTTGCAATATTCCTCAGCGAGCCTCTGCGCCTTTAATGGGTTGCAGATAACCTCACCCCATGGCATTAACCAGCCGTTAGGCCCAACGATGAATGTCAGGCGTAGACCATAAACAACGATGTCATCATGTGAATGGGTCATAGCACAGCCTCGAATTCGTCAATGTACAGCCCGGCCTTAATGAGGCGGGCGCGTCGCTCAGCTTTCTCTATGCACTGGTCACGAAGCCCTCTGGCGCAGTAGCCGAAGGACTTTTTTGTGAACAGTCGAGACTTTGGGTTCTGAGGTATGACTACCGCCGGAGGCTTAACGAGCGCGAAGTGGCGATCGGTAATTCCGTCTTCGGTTTTCCATGTCGGTGATGCTTCAATCTTTGCCACATGACCTGCGCCGCGAGTGAGAGTGCGAGCTGCGCTATGATTGAACTCCTGGAGCGTAACGCCGAACACTGCGGCTATTTCACTTCCTGTGACAGGGCGGCCGCGCGTCTGAATCATCCATATGACGCGTTCCTTAACGCCAGTGAATGTTCCAGCCTTTCCCGGCCGACGGTAGAATGCTGTCTTTCTCATTGGCATCCCTCACTTGATGATCAGAGAAGGCTTCCCGACCTTGATGATTGCACCGGGGACTTCCTGCCCGGCCTCGATGACTTTTTTGATAGCGAGCTTGTCGGCTTTGATAGTGGTTTCGTACTCAACAAACTGTGGTGGTAGTGCGCCTGAGTCTGTAATCTCCACTGAACGTGACGGCTCTCGCACGGTAACTTCATGAAGACCAGCTGTGATTGACTTCTTACCGGCGGTTTCGAGGGAGCGGGCGACGTATTCTTTGAGCCTTGCCACGCGGTTTTCAGACATCCTTGCACGCTCAGCCAGACGCCTGCTCTCTTCCCTGAGGGCGTCGGCATGTGCGGATTCATTTTTACAGACCGCCAGTATTTGCTCAACCTTCGCCTCAAGCTCCCACTCGATGCTGTCGAGCGTGTCGGCGATCATTTCTGGCTCCATGCCTGAGTCTGTGAGCTTCGCGAAGTCGTTTGCGATGTGATAGAGAGCTGTCATTCGGTCACCGCCTCAAGCTTGGCTTTGCATTCGGCATAGACGAATTGAACATTCTGTTGGAGCTTCATGCCGGAAGTCTTTTTGTAGGCTTCAGCAAAAATGCGTTTTAGATCATCCATTGTTTCTGCTTTGACCATGTCGTCACATAAGGCCTCTACATGGTTAATCACTCCCTGCTGCCGGTGACGTTCATCATCGCGGATGTCATCCTCTGACTTATGCCCCATAACCGGCTCCTGGTGGATTCCCTCATCTTCATTGATGACGTGGATCGCGTTATCCAGACGTTCAGCGCGGGGCCAGTACTTGGATGCTCGCTTCACGATGGTCTTACGCGCCATCTCTTCCCAGAAGTTCTTCCAGGGCCCGTTCTTGGCCTTACTGGTGGCTTCCGTTGCCTTAATCTCTGCCAGGCTCATCTCTTCGGTGAGGTAGTCGCCATCAGCGGTCTTAACGGTGCAGTAACCACCGACTACAGAGCCACGGTCGCCGAACGCGTTATATTTGTGGGTTGGCGCAGTATCGAGGCCATTCGACTCGTAGGTGTCGTTTGAGTAAACCAGTTTGCACTGTCCCCACTTAATGGAGCCCGTAGCCTGCGCCAGATGAAGCAGGCCCATATAGCTAATGTCGAGGCATACCATGCCATCACGAGGCACGAGGTACGCCAGCTTGCTGGCTGGATTAAGAGTGATACCGATGGCGGCGACGTTGATGATCGCATTCTGTGCGCTAGTCGGGTTTGATAGCGCTGTCTTGGCTAAATAGTCGTTACGCTGGAAGTATTGAATTGCAAACTGGCTTTCTTTGGCCCACGTTACTGACTGGTCTGTTACCGCCCCGACAAAGAGCGGCTCCTGTTGTTTTACGAACTCTACGATGCTGAAGCTCATTGTCGGCTCCGTTAGTTATTTTAAAATGGGCAGCCGGTACGATGAGACCATTCATACTCGGCTTGTGCGTATGCCACAGCAGACACGTAATCGTTATATGCCTCGATGCTAGCCTCATGACGGAAAGCGCCCGGGTCTAATTCACGGCGCGGCTTTGAGAATGCGACGAGCAAGTTGGGGTCTTCGGGGAAGATGGCGACAATCTCCTTCGCCCGGTCATCAATCCATTTGTCGCGCTCGATATCGGACTGATGCGCAAATTCCTTCTGCGCCTCGATTCTGTCCTGTGCGTAATATGCGTTCATAGCTCAACTCCTGGGTGAGCGAGGGCCGCCGCGTATTGGCTGCCGGGGTGGAAATAGGGTGGGGTGTTACTTGCCTGAAATCATTGCGGAGAAAGCGCTCTTGACCTCGGCTTTATACCGGTCGATGTCGTCCTGCATATCTTTAAACGGTACGTCTTTGCGGGACTTTTGCAGGGTGTAGCCGCAGCGAGCCATATACCAAAGGAAGGTGTCAACTACGTAAATATGACCATCGCGCGGATTGCCATTCTGGTTGGCGTTATGAATCGTATTGTGCATGGCCTTGAAAACATCTTTCTGGTCATGGAAGTCCCGCATAAATTCAGGCAAGTACTTTCCGCTCTGAAGCCATATCGATAAATTATCCATATCCACCTCAGTGCGTCAGCGGCAGACCGCGACCGTTTAATAAGACCTCAACCACACCATCACGAATCTGAAGGCTCTCAAGCACCGTATGGATGTAGAGACACTTCTTGTCGTGCTTAACCGCTGATACGCGGTAGGTGCGTCCCTGATGGAGTACGTGCATGCCAGGCTCAACACACTGGCGGATGATAGGCATGTGACCGTAGTGGCTATGCATCTGGAGCCTCCAGTTTTACGCCGGGGATAGAGCCTGCTTCGATTGCGGCATAAATCAACTCAGCCGAATGACCGTTGCTGGCAGATGATCGGCAAAGCTCTGCGATGGCATCGATAGCCTCTTTGCGCTTACGCTCTGTTTCGGTGCGGATGGGTCGGAATATTTCACCGTCGTAGTTGCAGAAATGGACGTATTGCACCCCTTCAAAAACATCACAGGAAAGCACTGCGCCCTGCGAGCCCACAAGATAATCAAGTTTGCATTCGTGCCACGTACGTCCATTATTGAGACTGTATTCGCATGTACAGCCCACCGGCGGCAATCCCTGCCCATCCCACGCTACCGGCTTATTAACCAGCATCTCTTTGCTGGCAGCGAGAGCGGCTTCGTATTCATCATGGGTGACTACTTCACGCTCCCAGTCATCACCAAGCTCTAATCTAAAATCGCTGTAATAATCAGAGTAATTTCCCATTTCAATAAGCTCGCCCCCACACTCTTGCTCGACCTCCTTAACTCCATCAGGCCAGCCGCCAAACTTGGGTAAGTCGCGCACTAAAATCTCAATCAGCCTCATGCCTTCATCTCCGTTAAGTGACCGAAGCCAGCAACCAGCATCTGCTGCCGATTGAGGCTTAACTTGTTGCGAGAGTTATTCACATCGGTGAGCAGCCACTTGTAGCCGCAAGCCAGCGGTGTGACGCGATACAGCGTGTTGTTGTGGGTGACGGTCAGAGGGCTGCCGACAATCTCGATAGTGGACATAATCATCTCCCCGCTTATCGCCGCGGCGCGGAACGTAACGTTGAACAATTAACTCGCGTGTCTGTTGCCAAAAAAGAAGCCCACCACTTGGATGAGCTTTTGTTTGGGCAAAAAGAAACCCGCCGGAGCGGGTCATATGTCTGAGGCACTAAGTAGCTCTTCTCTACGCGACTTGGCGTTAGCGAGTAACATCTCTGCCTGTTGTATGTCTTTCTCTATCTTCTGCGTTACCCACAAGTCCCTTGCTGAAGCAAAATCATCAAAAAATCGGTATGTGCCAGATCGAAGTGTGTACTCGTAACTTGTTGCATAAGAGGTGATCCTCTTGGCCCTGATCTGCTTAGCTGTTGCTTTTGTGCAAGTGTACTTATTGAAATCAGGATATGTAGAGTTCACATCCACAGCATAAAACTCCTGCCCCTCTTTAACTTCTGATGGCTTTATCTCCATCCTCTTTCCCCTCTCTGTATAAGAAACCCGACCCGGCTACATCACCATTCCAGTGACAACTACGACCTCAATTCCGGATCCAGCGATATCCACCGGCTCCTTCATGTCAATCTTGCCCGGCAGCCACTTGCCGATATCAGCTTCCTGCGCACCGCAGTGCGCCAACCACTCATCATCTACATCGCGAGCGTCGCTAATGCGGATAAGAACGCGGCCAAGAGCCTGCTCTACATCATCATTGTCAACTGCATTGGTGTAGTTGCCATGAGCCAGCCTAAGGTCACACAACTCGTTATCGTTGGCCTCAACCACAAACATATCGGTTGATTCCGGAATATTTTCGTACACGATCAATACTTTCATTTTTCCCCTCATCCCCTGCGTCTCCGCTATGAAATATTTGGTACTGGCGACTGAACCTGTTTCAAGTTCAGTATTTCAAGTCGCTTCTCAGTCCGACCCGAGCACTGATGGGTCTAAGCTCCACGACACGCCAGTCCAAATACCTCAGTAAAGCCGCGCTAGGCGGCCTCATCCTCTTTCGGTGCCTTGCCATACATTGCTTGCCATACGAAGCAAACAACATTACTTAGCAGCGCATTGAATTCCTCTTTATCAGCTGTCTCATATTGCAGTTGATCCATCGTGCAAGGCAGGATGTCCCAAAGCTCATCGATGCCCGCCTCTATCATTTCCTCTGTTGGTTGAAGTGGTTTGTCTGCCATATCTCACCCTCTGTTAGATTTGCCGTGCCTGTATCAGTAACGTGAAAGCTCGCGGTAAAGGCGCTTAGCCTCAGTGCGTGAAAACTCTTTGGTGTGACCAGACTTCATTAATGACGCGGCCTTGCTGTCCACCCAGGCTTTCTTCTTCTCTTGAGAGCTGCGTCTGTCGTAGTGCCATCCGCCGTTGCTATTCATGGTTGCTGCTCCTGTTAGATTTGCCGTCAGCCCCTAAGGAGCTGCTGTTGAAATTCTTTGTTGCTTATTTCGTTTTCTCAAAAAAATACTGTGAAGCGGAGTACGGCCAGAACCATGGGCACAACAATTAAGAAACCGCCAGCCAAGTGAACAAAGTCTACGTTTTTCATAAAATTTCCTATTTCTGATTGACTGCGATTTGATTAACGAGCTGTAACTTGCTTGGATTTGCGATGGCCAGCTGCGAAAATAGAGACTTCTGGTAAGCAGCTTGCGCCGCCGTTATTGCTTTCGCGCAGACTGCCGAGCGAAGTGGCTCGCAGTACGCGGTTGCTGCAATCTTCTGACAGGCGTGAAAATGCACGCTCTATCTTCTGGCAAAACTGCGTGCGCTCGCGGTGCTCAGCTGCGCGTTTCGCCTTGTAACGCTGTCTTGAGTTCATATCAGTGTCCTCAGTAAGTGCTTGGGTGGTGTGGCCCTGTGAGGGCTTACGCTGGCGACATGGCATCCAATATCCAACTGCCAGCCACACCCCGAAGCACTTTCTTCGGCCTCCCCGCAACAGGGAGGAATCATCTTGTTAAATAAGCAGCCTGACGTCCTGTCTGGCGCGGCTTAACTTCCTATGCCGCAGTCGATGTTTCGTTTCGATGAGTTAAAATTACAAGATAGTTTGTAATCTGTAAACAAGAAATATTGTAATTAATGGCATGAAAAACAAATATCGTTGTTTTTTAACGATATTTATTTTTGTTTTAGGTGGGGTTATGGCTTGGTGGTGCAGGTTCCAACAATGTCGCCAACAAAGGCTTTGGTTGAGCTGCCAATGGTCGATGAGTTTATGACCTTGGTGTACATTACTTTGTTGTCTTGTGTGATAGACCAGGTCTCTATCGTGGTCTTTTCCAAGTCCTTGTATATCCCCGTCATGGTATTGTCAGCGAGCGGGATATACATAAGACCAGAACCGACCAGGCTTGACCCGACATTGAATAGATTAGCCTTGTCGCCATCAATAGCTATCTGAAAAACTCCATTAGTGATGCGGTCTGTTGAAAACTCATATTTATCGAGCTCCATAGCCCCGTAGCCATGCAAGTTAGAAACGACCCAGCATTGCGCAGAGGCTGCCAACGGTGACATCAGGGCAATACCAAGAATTAAGCTTCTCACAACTTCTCCTAGATGTATTTGATGCGTCCTTCGACGACGACGCCAATAATCTTGCAATTCCCATTGATAGGAATAAGGGGCCATGAGGGATTGAGGCCTTTCAGGTACTGCTGCCCGCCATCGATAACCAGCTTTTTAAACGTTGCCTCATTAGCATCAAGGAGCTTCGCTACCACAAGGCTGCCGTTCTTGGCTTCACGCCCGGTATCTACCAGCACCAAATGCCCTTCAGGGATACTTTGACCCACTGGAGACGTCATAGAGTCACCTTCGACACGAAGCCAGAACCCATCCCCAAGAAGATGCGTATCTGATTCGATCCATTCACTTATTTGACTCAGGTCATAAGGCTCGCAGGCCTCTGACCATTCACCCGCGCTAACCCAGCTAATCAATGGATATTTCCCTTTCGGCTCATTCTTCCCTACGAATGTAACATTAGAATGCCCCGTCCCATCAAGTAGCCATTCTGCAGATACACCCAAAAAGGATGCCAATTCCGGCAAGTAACGAGGGCGCTTAGTCTTCCCTCCTTCAAGTTGTTCAATAGCTTGCTGTGAAGTTCCTACTTTTTCGGCCAGCTCTGTCTGAGTCAGTCCTAGCTGCTCTCTTTTAGCCTTAACGCGGCTCGCGATGCTCATATTTCACCTCAGTTATTGACCCCCTGATGCTTACAAGAAATCCTGTATTTGACAAACAAGATATTTTGTAATTAAATACAAGAAAGTTTGTTGGAGGAACTGCAATGCAAACTATCAAAGAGCGCTTAAAGAAAAAGCGACTTGAGCTCGACATGACACAAGCCGAGTTGGCCGAGAAGGCCGGAGTAAAGCAGCAGTCCATTCAGTTGATTGAGGCAGGAGTTACTAAACGCCCCCGTTATCTGTTTGAACTGGCTAACGCACTCGGATGTGACCCAGCCTGGCTCTTATACGGAAAGAAGCCCGGTAAAGCAGCATAGCAACACCGCTCTTTAACAATACGCTCGCCAGCCTGTTACGGGATGGCAAAAACAACCGCATCAATGGATGCAAATTAACTAATTCAACCTAAAGGAATTATCACAAATGGAAGACTTAACAACACGCAACAAAGCCAGCGCTCGAAAAATTGAGAGCTGGATTCTAAACCGCATCGCCATTCTCGGAACTACTCAGGTGGCTGAGCATCTCGGGGTGAACAAGTCATCCGTGACTCAGTGGAAAAAGCACTACATCCCACGCATGGCTGCCCTTCTTGAGTTCATTGGATACGCCATTACTGACGACGACATATCACGTGTTGTGGTTGGGCTGGCTGATCTGCTGGAGGAAAGGGGATTAGGAAAGAAAAAGCGCCCTGCGGTAACAGAGCGCTCTGAACAGATAACTATCGATTTCTAGTCACTGTGTTATGTCAAGTAACGAGGTAATTATGACAAAACCACTCTGTCCTGACCAGGACAAATTACACAAAAACATTATTCGTGATCGCTATCTGTCCGGTTTCAGCCAGCCTGGTCGATTTCGGGCTGAGTGGGAAAGGGTCAAGAAATTAATCAGAGGTAAGCATCATGAGTAACGTTCTCCGCATATCTGATTTTAAAGGGTCTCAGAAGCCCATGGAGAAGCCTCAGACATCAGGGCAGGGGTTAGTATTCCTGCACCGTAAAATACGTGAATTACCTTTCTACAGGACGGATAGCGAGGCAGTGCATCTCTGGATTCATCTCATCATGGATGTGAACCCTTCACCGGCAATCGTCACCACCGAATTAGGTGACTATCAGGTGCAAAGGGGACAAACGATTACCGGACGGCACACACTGGCAAGAGAGACAGGACTTGAACCAGATCGCATCAAGTACCTGCTCAACAAGTTCGAAAAAATGGGGATGATCACCAGACAGGCTAACAAGAAATTCACCCTGTTAACGGTCACAAAATATGACGATTATCAGCAATTTTATGTGCCAACAGAATACCAACAGATTGCCATCGCAAACCAGCAGCCAGCAAGGGCTAGCGATGAGGTTGTGCCAACAGAGTGCCAACAGAGTGCCACAAAGAAGTTATTAACTACTAACTCATTAGGTAAACCTAATGAGTGTGCAACTCGCAGCGAAAATCCAGAGGCTGAAAAGCCAAAGCCTGCCAAGCCGAAATTATCCTGTGACGAAGTCTGGCAATGCCTGAAAGACGAACTTCCAGAAGCAAGGGGATGGAGAACTCTGACTGATGAACGTCGTAACCTGATTCGCTCGTTCTGGGCTAAGGCCAACAAGATTGCCCGAGAGCTGGATGGCAAGCCACTCGACATGGAAGGATTCCGGGGGTACATCCAGTACATCAGCCAAAACTGCCGATGGATGCTTGAAGACCGACCAGACCAGAAGACCGGTAAGACATGGCGTCGCATGAAGTTCGACAGTTTCCTGTCTGCCAAGCTCTACATCGAAGTGCGGGAGGGCGACAAGGATGACCGCTGATTACATCACCCCGCCAAACAGCATTGAATCAGAACAAAGCGTGCTGGGTGGCATGATGCTCGATGACGACAACAGCGAGCGCGTGCAAAGAGTCCTCTCGATGCTCAAGCCGGAGTCGTTCTACACGCGTGCTCACCAGGTTATCTATGCCGAGATGGTGCAGATGTACCGGGCGCAGAAGCCTGTAGATCTGCTGACCTTGTTCGATGTTCTGCAAAGCAAGGCGCTGGCTGATTCAGTGGGTGGCTTCGCTTACCTGGCTGAGTTGTCTAAGAACACACCCAGCGCCGCAAACATAGTTGCTTACGCCAGCCGAGTGCGTGAAACCGCGATGGAGCGCTACGGCATCCAGCGCATGACAGAGGCCACCGAGCTGATGTACGCCCGCAACGGGATGTCAGCGGCTGAGAAGTTCGAAGCGGTACAGAGCATCTTCACGCAGATCGCCGACCACGCCAAGACAGGCATCCGGAAGGGGCTTCGCACTTTCCAGCAGGCAGTCGCTGACTGGTCAGATGGTTTCGAGGAGCGCATGAAGCCTGATGGTAAATCACGCGGGCTGACAACTGGCATCCCATCTCTTGACGACCTACTGGGCGTTAAACGCATCGTTCGCGGCAGCCTGTTTGTCATTGGCGCAAGGCCGAAGATGGGCAAGACAACTCTCTACACGCAGATGGGCATCAACTGCGCTACGGTGGAGAACGAGCCAGCCCTGATGTTTTCTCTCGAAATGCCAGAAGGCCAGATGGTCGAGAAAATCACCGCGCAGCAAAGTCGGCTGTCTCCGAATGTGTTCTATCCGGACATGCAAAAGGAAGATTACGGCTACCGCGGCGACTGGAATAACGACATCGGCAAGGCTACGCAAATCATGGGTGCGCTAATCGATACAGGAAATCTTCTGGTCGATGACACGCCTGGCATCACCCTGGCTCACATCGTTGCTGAATCCCGTCGCATTAAGCGCGAGAGAGGGAAGGTAGGGATGATTCTCGTTGACTACCTGACCCTTATGACCGCAGACAAGGCGGAACGTAACGACCTGGCATACGGGATGATTACCAAAGGCCTCAAAACGCTCGCCAAAGAGCTTGATTGCGTCGTCGTATTGCTTACTCAGTTAAACCGAGGCTTAGAGGACCGACAAAACAAGCGACCACTACCCAGCGACTCACGCGATACCGGGCAAATCGAGCAGGACTGCGATTACTGGCTGGCTATCTACCGAGAAGGCGCTTACGACGAGAATGTCAACCAAAGCGAGACAGAGTTACTTCTCCGCCTCAACCGCCACGGCGAAACCGGCGTCGTTCACTGCGAGCAGCGCAACGGCATCATCTACGACATCGATCAGGAAAGTGCTCAGGCCCGTGCTGCTGAGCGCCAGACAAAACCGAATAAAAAAGGTGGTTTCTGATGAACAGAACTCCGCAGCTTAAGAAGGTCATCACCTTCATTTCTGATAATCCCGACTCTCTCATCAGCGATGTGGTGGCGGGTACTGGCATTCATCGCACGGTGGTGTCGGGGATCCTTAGCAGAATGACACGTGAAAAAGTGCTTATCCGAACAGGAATGAAAACCAAATTCCGCTACCGAGCAGCTGTGCCTGAGCCATCAATTAAGACCGAAGCGCCGCCTGAGCCAGTGAACCTCAACAAACTTTTCAACAGCCTTCTGCGCAATGCCCGGGAGAACAGAGCATGAACGAAGCACGAAACACCCGCGAAATCATCAACGAATGTTACCCAGAATTTCCCGAGACCATTCTCAACGCTGAACTGTGCCGCGCCATGGCCCGCATCGAAGGCCGCAGCATCAAGCAGGCTCTGAAGGCATTCGCCCGGGAACGTATCGCCAAGGTCGAATCTAAGCCGCTCAAAGGCGCGCTGGAGCAGATGGCGACCAGTATGTTCCCTGAGACAGAGGTGGCCCGTATCCGCGCCTGTGTAGGCCGTATGGAGTCGGCACTGGTCAAGACATTCGGAGTGAAGAGAGCATGAAGAAACTCACCAAGCCTCAACTCAATTTCCTCATCTCCATCCACAAAGGCGCAGTAGAGCGAAATTCAGTCCACACCATCGGCAACACATTAAACAAACTAGGCCTGCTCAATTACTCCTACCCAAAACGTCAGTGGTACGTAACAGCAGCAGGAATTGAGCAGATTAGCAAGGGGGAAGCATGAGCACATTAAAACGAGAGAGCAAGTATACGAAACTGGATGAAGCGATATTGGCAAAGCTATCTCACAGGCCAACAGCATTCTTCGCAATTGCAGACCACAAAATCTGCGCGATGGTTGGGGAAGTAAGCGTGGTGCGATATCCGGCAACAGTGATTGACCGACGCTTACAGGTTCTTCGCAAAGCAGGCCGCATCGTAAATGTTGCAGGACAAGGCTGGGCGCTGGCAGACGGAGAAAAGGTATGAGCGACAAATACGCAGCGCTGAGAGCGGCAGCACAGGAGGAAATCATGTGTCGTGAGTCGGGAGATACATCGGATGCGTGGCAGGACGAGGCGTCGCCAGAGTTCATCATCGAACTGCTGGCAGAGCGTGATGCTGATAGAGCGCGGATAGCTGAGCTGGAAGAAACGGTAGACCTTCAGCGCGACAAAATAAAGCGGATTGAGTCCGACCTTTGGGATGAGCAGCAACTGCGCAAAGTTTACGGTCAGAAATCATTCGAGCTGGAGAATGAAAACCGAGAGTTGAAGTTGCGCAATGACAAAGATTTCGTCTGGCGTGGAGAGGAAATATCCAGGCTGAACGATGAAGTGGACGCATTGAAAGAAAAGTGCGCCGCCGCGGGCATCAGCCTGAAGATTGAGGGGGAATGAGGATGTGGCGCGGAACAAATCGCGGCAGAAGCCAGATGCTTCTTACCGAATACACTTTCGACCCGGAAAGCAAAAAATCCCGATCTGTGTATCTTCTACGCCACAGTAGCCAGGTTCAGCGAACCGTGTTGGAGCAAAAGCTTGCGGTTGAAAACGATACCTTTGGGCGTTTCAAGCCATCAGTTGAACTGGCGGACTTCCCGGAAGGGTTAAGCGAGCGTGAAGCGATGCTCAAACTGGCCGACTGGCTGCACCGCCTCTCTGTAGTCATCGAAAATAACTGGAGTGAGGACTAACCAATGACACTGAGCAAAGAAAGGCTGGAACAATACATACGGCAGCCGTTAGAAAACGGCCTGGCGCGTGGCGATATAATGCAACTCGCTAAAATGATGCTCAACCAGGACGATTGGAATGCTGCGCAGCAAAAGGTTATTGATGACTTGCGTGTGCAGCTGGAGCGCCGGGAGCGGGATAGGCAGGAGCCTGTGACGTGGGGCCTGTTCCATTTCGCTAGCGGTGAGTTTTATAACGCATGTTCGTCACAGGGCGCAGCAGAACGTCATCTGAACCAGGTTCATCAGAGTAACGACTCTGTGACACTCATCATCAGGCCGCTCTACGCCGCGCCGCCAGCGCCGGATATCGGTGACGTCCGAGTAGGTCGACTGCCCACTATGAATCAGGATGAATACCCCGGCCTGGGTGATTGGTGGGTACAACTTCGCATGGGAGAGGATTCTGAAGAGGTATTAGCACGCGTCTATGGCGCTACGCCACAGGAGGCTAACAACCGGGCTGAAACATTAGCCTGCCGCGCTGCCGCTCTCAATCAAACACACGTCAAGCAACCAGCAAGCAATGGTCAGTCGTTCGGTAACTCCGAACAACTTAACTCTCCGGCAACTCCGGATTGTTGGTGTCATACATGCAGCCCTGTGACGATGACGAACATGCGATTCGTTGTATGCCCTGACTGTGGTAACAAGCGTTGCCCGAAGGCCAATGACCACAGGAACACTTGCAGTGGAAGTAACGAGCCCGGGCAGGATGGCAGTGCATATCCCGTGGCGCCGAAGCAGGAGAGTGAGTGATGTCTAAAATGACTTTCGTTATTGAGTTCGAAGATGGCAAAGAGCCTCCTGTCCATGCTCACATGGAGGCATTCGGCGGCAAGGTGGTTGCGGTTTCATTCCGTGACGCACTGGAAGATGCCGATTTCGATGAAGACGAAGATGGCTAGGATCGGACGCAAACACCCTTGACCAAAACCTTCCCTCTGATACTGTATATATAAACAGTAAAATTACAGGAGAGGGGATTATGGGTGGCAAAGACTTAGGCTATGACGTTATTCATCGTGGCGTTGTGCAGGACGTTATTACGCCGGGCAAATGGATATTCATTCAACGCGCAAAACTCTACGGCGGCGGGTGGTGGTTTGGTCGGGCTTATCATGACGTCTTCATGTTTGAGTTCGACCATCCCACCTCGCTGGGTGCGGGCATTGATTACATTCTGGCGTACGGAAGCGTATCGAAGCTACCCAGTTTTGATGACGATTTTCAGCTAGAACCGTGACGCAACGTTTCTGCATTTTCACCCCATAGGTTATAATTACCATGCACAGAGCCTGAACCACTTTGTGCATGGAGTCTGAACAACTCCTCCGGCCCGAACAGCCATAGCTCGCGTGTCATAGATGAGAACATATCTATGACGCAACTGAACGCAACATCTCTCCTGTCACAGATGGCGAAAGTCACCTGCGATTTTCTGCATTCTGCGCCTTCCGCTGAGGAGGTCGCATGAACTTCCCGAAGGATGGCATCCGCCTCCACATCACGAACTTTGACGCTATTGGTCAGCAGCTCAAACCAATGCTTGAGTCAGGCGACTGCTACCGCATGGTAATTAAGCCATGGCGTGAGACTCGCAGCCTGTCGCAAAATTCCATGGCACATTTGTGGTTTGGCGTCATCAGCGAATACCTTATCAAGCTCGGCAAAGCCTTCGCTACTCCCGAGTGGGTGAAAGATGCCCTGAAGCACACCTATCTCGGCTACGAAACCACAGAACGCGTTGATGTGGTGACTGGTGAGGTAACGCCCGTTCAGTCACTGCGCCACACCTCACAGCTGGAAACCGGCGAGATGCACATCTTCCTGTGCAAAGTCGAGGCGTGGGCGATGAATATCGGCTGCCACCTGCCGATCCCAGAAAGCAGCGAGTACCAACAGCTGCGCGATAAGCAGGAGGCATGATGCATAGCCCTCTCGCTCGCCTCATCGATCGTCACATCTACCGCGTGCGCAAAGAGAAGCGTAAGCCGTCTCCGCTGCCGTCGGAAATCCCAACCCTCAAAAACTATACCGCAAGCCTGTGGGACTCCCGCTGGGCGCGTATGGCTGCACGGAGGAATCATGGCTAGAGGAATATTTCTCTGTTTGGCTCTGTATCTCGCATACAGGTTCGGCTGGCTTGCTGCGCATGGAATGGTTGCCCAAGAGTGCCGTCGAAATGAAAGCTTCTTTGTCGGGGATTCAACATTCAAATGCACGGAGGCTAAGAAGAATGGCTAAACCAGCCCGCCGCAAGTGCAAAGTATGCTCCGCCTGGTTTATCCCGGCATACGCCAATATCCGTTGGTGCTGCCCTGAGCACGGCACTATCTACGCTCTCGAACTCCGCGCAAAGGAGAAGGTGAAAGCGGAGGCTAAGCGCATCAAGGCGCGGCACGAGGCGGAGAAGGAAGGTCGGGAACGCCGTCAGAAGATGCGCGAATCCTTCAAGACTAAAGCGCAGTGGGACAAGGAAGCTCAGTCTGCCTTCAACCGGTACATCAGGATCCGCGATGAGGGAAAAGAATGTGTCAGCTGCGGCAGTCCTCTCATGGGCAAAAGCAACTATCTGACCGGTAGCGCTATTGACGCCAGCCATTACCGTTCCCGCGGCGCTGCCTCACACCTCAAATTTAATGTGTTCAACGTCCATTCAGCTTGCACCCGGTGCAACCGCCAATTGAGCGGTAATGCCGTTGAGTACCGTACTCGCCTGATTGATCGCATTGGCCTGGAGCGTGTCGAGCGCCTTGAGTCTGAAAACGAGCCGCGCCGGTTCGATATCCCATACCTGCAGCGCATCAAATCCATCTTCACCCGTAAAGCCCGCGCGCTGGAGAAACGCCGCGCCCGTCAACAGGAGGCAGCATGAAACCCATGATTTATGACCTCAAACTACCACATTGGGCTTCACTTTTTGGCTGTCCATTCTGTGGTGGAGATGCGGAGCTTGTTTCTGACGGCGATGGTGTCTATGCGGGCTGTGCCAACAAGCTATGCCTGATTAAGCCAATCACTGATACCTACTCAACGAAGCGTGATGCCATCCGCGCATGGAACAGGAGACCGTCATGAATATCGAAACCATCTACCAACTTGGCTACGTGGCTCTCATCGCCGCGCTAGTGTGTCGTGACTCCCTGTATAGCCGGAGGGTAGCGCAATGAGTACTCAAAACGCACTGGCGCTACTTAATTGGTACCGGTCCAAGAATGTCCATGCGGTTCGCACGCCTGCTGGAATTCAGTTGATGGGCATCCGAAACCTCACAGAGAAAGAGCGCCGGACACTACTCTCGTTTTCCCAAGAAGAACTCGATGCAGCAATCAGGTGGCAGAAATGAACCGATCCGACATCGAGCGCTACCAGCGTGAAAGCATCCTCCGTGCCGGATTCTACATCAACCGACGCGGCCCCAGTGGCACAGCACAGCAGATTATCCGCAACAGTGAGCGCCGCAAGGCACAGGCAAAGCAGAAGGCAGGAGAGACAGCATGACGGCTCAATATCTGGAATACGTACGCCAGCAACTCATCACTGCCACCGCTGACCTGAGCGGGGCAACAAAGGGGCAGCTCCTGGCATGGCTGGAGAATGCGCAGTTCGATACCGGCACGCATAAGCGGAAGAAGATAAAAGTCCTGGATGAGGTAAGCGGGAAAATGATTACTCTGGATAACCCGCCGATCCCCGGCAAGCAGTCGCACGCTAAAGGCTCATCAATCGCGCTGGTTCAGCCTGTAGAGTTCTGCACTGCCTCATGGCGTCGAGCCATGCTGGCGCTTGATGAGCATCAGAAGGCGTGGATTCTGTGGAGCTACAGCGAAGACACCGCATTCGCTCATCAGGTGGCAATTACCCAATGGGCGTGGCAGCAGTTCAGCGAATACCTGGGCACTCGTAAAATTGCAAACAAAACGCTTAACCGGATGAAGGCGCTTATCTGGCTGGCCGCGCAGGATGTTAAGCAAGAGCTGGCAGGTAAAGAGACGTACGAGTGTCAGGAGCTGGCGCAACTGGTCGGCGTTAGCAAGTCAACGTGGAGCGAAACATATCAGCCGCACTGGCAAGAAATGAAAAACTCGTTCATTCGGCTCGACAAAGGCGCTTTGTATTCAGCTTCGCGATCACGTTCACAACAAAAGGCGACAAATTTCGCATCAAGTATTGCAAAACCGAACTAAATGGGTTACTTTTATTGAAAGTTTGATATCCTGCCAACTTTACGCATTTGGCAAAACAATACAAAAATACTCTCATCGCCAGCCTTCGAGCTGGCTTTTTGTTTTGCGCCCGAGATAACTTTCCACCTCTCGATACCGGCGCTTTTTTATTCACAGCAGGCCGGAATGTTCCGGGCAGCCGGAGACGGCCTCATGGCGTTTGAGTTCATAACAAAGGAATTCCTGATCGGCGCTGGAAGCTCTTTAGCATCAGCTGTTGCTGGATTCATGGCATTCAGCCGCTTCTGGGTAAGCAATAAAGCTCGCAATGCGAATGACGCTCAGCAAATTGACATGCTTGACCGTCAGGAGAGGGGGCTTGACCGCCTGGAGAAGGAAAACAGCGAGTTGCGGTCTCAAATTAAGGATCGCGACGAAGAGATCAGGAATTATTTCCGCGAACTATCTGTATCAAACGCAAAGCTACAAATCATTGAGCAGCAATTGCAAAACCTGAAGGAGCAGAATGAGCTTCTTTCAATTCAGGTAGGTCGCCTCACCGAAACCAACAAAGAGCTAGCCTCTGAGGTGGCTCACTTGCGTGCCACGATGAGGACGTAAATATGACAGGCACTGCAAACCAGATACCAGACAAAGAGACCGACAAGTCCTGGTATAAGCACTGGCAAATGTGGGTAATTATCCTCATTGCTTCGTTCGGTATATATATCGGTGGCGTGACATCAGGTTACTTCATGTGGAGAGCCGAAAGTCTTCAACGTACTGAGCAGCGTGATAAGAAAGTAGACGAGATACAGAAGAAGCTCGAAACCCTTCCCGAGCAAACCGCCAAAGAACTTAAAGCCACTGAGCAAGGTGATCCGAAATGACTAATGTTGATGCGGTCAATAAGGCCATCGACCAAACCATTGGCAAAGAAGGTGGCTACTCCAACAACCCTAACGACACCGGCGGCGCAACGATGTGGGGCATCACTCAAAAGGTAGCCCGCGCTCATGGGTATGTGGGTGATATGCGCTACCTCCCGCGCAACACAGCAATATCCATCTACGAGGCCGACTACTGGACTGGCCCACGATTTGACCAGGTAGCTGAAGTGTCTCAGGCAGTCGCTATTGAGTGCTTCGATACTGGAGTAAACATGGGTCCATCTGTACCGGCTAAGTTCCTGCAGCGCTGGCTAACCGCTCTCAACAACCAGGGCAAGCTTTATCCTGACCTGACTGCCGACGGCATGATTGGCCCGCGCACTATCTCTGCACTGAAAAGCTTCATTGCATTACGCGGCAAGAAAGGGGAGCAGGCACTTGTTAAGGCGCTCAACTGCAGCCAAGGAGCTCGCTATCTTGAGCTGGCAGAATCCCGCCCGGCTAACGAGGAATTCATCTACGGATGGCTGGAGCGTGTCGAATGCTAATGACATGGCTATTCATCATCGCGCTGATTGTGATTGTCGTTCTGCTCCTGCAGCGTTTCACCAAAATGGAGTTTGTCTCCCACGCCAGAATCCTGTTTAAAGCCTGGTCGGTGTGGCTGAGCACTGCAGGCGCAACGCTGATGGTATTCCTGATGAGTGCGCCGGATACGCTGCTTAGCGCATGGAACTCACTTCCCGACGAGATTAAGAGCTTAATCCCACCTCAATGGCTGTCCTACATCGGCCCCGGGCTGGTAATGCTGGGTGTAGTGTCTCAGTTCATCCGGCAGCGCAAACTGCTGGAAGAAAAGCGTCAGATGGAGCGCAGGCTATGAGTGAGTTTCTCAACCCGTTTGGAGCCGTAACGCTTATCGGAGCGATTATCGCGTTCGCCGCGGCGTTCTTTGGCATTGGACACCTGAAAGGCAAGTCCTCCGCTGAGAAGGCGTCTGCCGAACGCGAAACCAAGTCGATGCTCGACGACATCAAAAAGACATCCGAAGCGCGGCAACAGTCAGCCAGTGAGGCCAGGAATGTTACAGAAAACGTTACTCGCATGCCTGATAGCGATGTCGATAGTCGCTTGCGGGACAAATGGCGATTACCGCCCGGCGACGGTGATTGATACCGGCTGCGACTGGACGTCTTACATATACCTCACTGACAGTGACATCACCAACCTGTCAGCGCAGGCTAAGCGGCAAATCCTGACGCATAACGAAACCCGACAGGCACGCTGCGAAAAGGAAACCAAGTGAGCTTCTACACGCTATGGAATATCGCTGCAGCGTTTGGCCTGGGTGTGCTCTTCTGGAATCTCCGGATGCAGCACAGAGACCGCGAGCACCTCAAAGAGATTCAGCGCCTCAATGAAGAGCACCTCCGCTCTATCAGCAAGCTCCGGGATGACCACCTGAACAGCCTCAACAAGGCGATGGAAGACATCAAGAGCATCATGAGCAAGAAGTAGCCATTACAGAGGCTGTTCACGAGCAGCTTCGATAATGGTTAAAGGAGAATGTCATGGCAGAGATTTACCAGGTCACGATCATCACTCAGGGCGAGCAGCAGTTCACCGGGAAGATGGCACGCAGAGAGCCAGCGCTAGTCAATGGCTTTGTCGCTCTCGCCACAGAAGATGGGCAGTGGCTCTACTTCGCGCCCGGTGACGTTAAACGCAGTGTTTATGTGCCGGCAGTTACCGCTGAGCAGCCAACAGCCGAGCAGCCAGCAAGCGAAGAGGCAGAAACGCCAAAAGAAACACAAGATTCTTCCGCCATAGAGACTGGCGAAGAGCAGGCAGAGAAAGCGGAGTAAAGAATATGGCGACCGAGCAGAAAACTGAAATCGGCCGCCCAAGCAAACTCGCCGACAGTATTGAACCGGCAAGAAAGTATCTGCTGGGCGGTTATCTTGAACTTGGTGATGTGGTGCCAAGCGTGGCCGGACTGGCGTGCTATCTCGCTGTTTCAAGGTCAACCATCTACGAATGGGCTAAGCCAAAAGGTGACTTTTCGGACATCGTAGAGGGGATCCTTGCCCTACAGGAGAATAAGCTCCTGAACGGCGGGCTGAAAGGCGAGCTAAACCCTACAATTGCCAAGTTGCTGTTAGCCAAGCATGGCTATGCCGATAAGGCAGAGGTCGATAATAAGTCATCCGACGGCACAATGACCCCACAGCCAACCACCATTCAACTCGTACCGGTAGAGCCTAAGCATGAGCCAGACAGTTCAACTGCCGATACCAGCGAAACTGGCACCACTCTTCATAGCTCCGAATAAACGTTATCGCTGCTCCCATGGTGGGCGCGGTAGTGCCAAGACACGCACCTTTGCTTTGATGACAGCCGTTAAGGCATATCAGGCTGCGGCTAATGGTGAGTCAGGTGTGATCCTCTGCGCTCGTGAGTTCATGAACTCGCTTGAAGAGTCGAGCATGGAAGAGGTGAAGCAGGCTATCCGCGCCGTTCCGTGGCTGGCTGCAAACTTCGATATCGGCGAGAAGTATATTCGCACGCTGGATAAGCGCGTGAGCTATGTCTTCTGTGGTCTCCGCCACAACCTCGACAGCATCAAGTCGAAAGCCCGCATCCTTCTGTGCTGGGTGGATGAAGCTGAGTCAGTAAGCGAAATAGCCTGGCAGAAGCTCAGCCCTACAGTGCGTGAAGCAGGCTCTGAGATATGGGTTACGTGGAACCCGGAAAGGGATGGCAGCCCCACTGATAAGCGATTCAGGAAGGATGCTGGCGACGACTGCATTACCGTCGAGATGAACTACACAGACAATCCATGGTTCCCCGGCGTGCTTGAAGGTGAGCGCAGGAGCGATCAGCGACGTCTGGATGACCAGACTTATGCATGGGTCTGGGATGGCGCATACCGCGAGAACAGCGAGGCGCAAATCCTTGCTGGCAAATACCGCGTGGATGAGTTCACTCCGCAAGACGGCTGGGATGGTCCTTACTACGGCATCGACTGGGGATTCAGTCAGGATCCGACAACGGGCGTCAAGTGCTGGGTATACGATGACCGGTTATGGATTGAGTACGAGGCTGGCAAAGTCGGCCTTGAGAATGACGATATCGCCAAATTTATGATAGACCGCCTGCCAGGCATTGAGGAGCACGCAGTACGCGCTGACTCAGCAAGGCCAGAGACCATTAGCCACGTCAAACAGGATGGGCAAGGTAAGCGTCAAAACCTCCCCCGCATAGTTGGCGTCGAGAAATGGAAGGGCAGCGTAGAGGACGGTATATCGCATCTCCGTAGCTACAAGGAGATCGTGATTCACCCGCGCTGCACTCAATGGCTGAAAGAAGCCAGACTCTATAGCTACAAGGTAGATCGCCTCACCGGTGATGTGCTGACTGACATAGTTGACGCCAATAACCACTACATCGACGGCACACGCTACGCGCTGGCTCCGCTGATTAAGCGGCAGACCAAAGGCGCATTCTTCTTCTGACAGGAGTAACACTCAGTGAGTGAACAAGATAACAGCCTCGTAATGGCTGTGAACAACCTCGCCGCTGAGATGAGGCGTAATGATTACGTCCGGTCACTATCAGCGCCGGGCAGCAACACAAAGAGGCCTAACCTGTATCAGGAGTTTGGCTACCCACAGCAGATTAACTTTAAAGACTTCTACGGCGTCTACCGTCGCAACGCTGCGGCATTCGCTGTCGTTCACCGGTTGCTTGACGGTTGCTGGCAGGACTTTCCGTTTATCGTCGATGGTGATGAAGCACAGGAGTCCAAGAACGCAACGCCATGGGAGAAGCAAGTCAACAAGCTCCTGAAGAAGCACTGGAGAAAGGTTAAAGACGCCGACCGCCGTAACATGGTTGGCCGGTACTCTGCGCTGTTGATTCAGGTCAGGGACAATCAGGAGTGGAAGGAGCCAATCGACACCGGCACCGTTGGTAGCCTGAAAGAAAAGGCTCTGGTGCGACTTATCCCTGTGTGGGAAGAGCAGCTCACAGTGGCGGAGTGGGATAATGACCAGCTATCGGAAACCTTCGGGCAGCCCCTGATGTATAGCTTCAGCGAGCTTCCTGTGGGGCATGACCAGTTCGTTGGTCCAGTCCGCTACACCGAGGTTCACCCGAGCCGCGTTATCGTGTTCTGCGAAGGGTCAGAGGACGAGAACATGTTCTCCGGCGTCCCGCTGCTTGAGGCTGGCTATAACAAGCTACTCGACCTTGAGAAAATCTCAGGTGGTGGCGCAGAAGGATTCCTGAAGAACGCCAGTCGGCAGATATCCGTGCAGTTTAGCGGTGATTCCAGCATGGAAGCGATTCAGGAAGGGGCTAAGAAGGCTGGGTACACGGATATTAATCAGGCTCTGACCGACAAGATTAATCGCCTCAACCGCGGCACCGACTCAGCAGCAGTGATGCAGGCCGGGGAAATGAAGGTTCTCTCGGTTACGCCGGGCGATCCCCAGCCTACTTGGACGGTTACTGCCAACGAGCTGGCTTCCTCTGTGCAGATGCCATTCACTATCCTGTTTGGTCAGCAGACCGGCAGACTGGCGAGCGACGAGGATAAGACAGACTGGGCTATCCGCCGCAATCAACGCCGCAACGGTTTCCAGACTGATCGTATCACCGCACTGGTTGAGCGCCTCTGGACGGTTGGCGTCATCCCTCCGCCGACGAAAGGTGAGATCACCGTATCATGGACTGACCTGCTGGCTCCGGGCGAGAAAGAGAAGATTGAGAATGCTGGCTTGCTTGGCGACATCGTCCAGAAGACGTATCAGGGCTTTGGTGCAGAACCTCCATTCACTATCAACGAGATTCGACAGGCTGCCGGGTTCGAGCCGCTAAAAGATCCGACTTTACCGCCCAATCCTAACGACAAGGTAACGACAGATGACCCGCTATCCGATGATTACAAAAATGAGGCAGCGGATAGGGACGCCAATCGTACCGAGGAATAAAGCTGACCCGACACGCTCATCACGGCAGGTAGGCAGGATGTACCGGGATATCGAAGACAGGTATCTCGGCATCAAGCGTGACCTGCGGGCGCTGTTTGAGATGCAGTTGACCGGTTCGCATGTTGAGACCAACAGCGAGCATAGCTTCATGGTTTGCAATAACGAGGAAGGCCCGGCGACGATATACCAGGTCAACATTGGCCGGTACATCTACGATATGACCGCCTCGAAGTTGGCTAGTTTGCTGGAGAGCGTACAGGGCGTCCTTGACCGCTGGCTCACCGAGGGTGGTGAGCAGGATATCTGGTCGATGGAGTATGTTGCCGCAGAGTATGAGCGCGGCACGCAGCAGGCAGTTGATAACCTGTCAGCTCAGTCTCCTATCTATGAGCAACAGGTGACGCTTGCAGACAGGCTATCGTCTCCAGCTATCCAGAACCAGATAGCCAGCGCACAGGTAGCGACGTACAGCGACTGGAAAGGCATCAGTGACGCAGCGCGGGCAGACCTCGCAGGAGTCATTACCGACTCTGTAGCCCGAGGCATCAACCCGAGAGAGACAGCCAGCATCGTCAGCAAACGGTTAGACGTGTCGATGGTGCGAGCCAAGACGATTGCACAAACGGAGCAGGTGGGCGCTCTCAGGGCAGCACAGCGCAACGAGACGGCATGGTCACGCGATACGCTGGGCCTGAATACCGCGATGCTTCACCTGTCAGCGCTCAAGCCCACGTCGCGCTCATGGCATGTAGCGAGGCATGGTCACACGTACACGCCGGAAGAGGTTGAGACGTGGTATGCCGAGCGAGGCAACCGTTATAACTGCTACTGCTCTCAGATACCGTGCCTGCTGGATGATGATGGAAACCTTTTCAACAAAGGCCTGACAGAGAAGCTCGAAGAAGAGCGTAAGAGGTGGGTTAAGTAATGATTTATCCTTTCGATGCCGCATACGCTCAGGAAGTCCTGCGAAAAAACTATGAGTATGCAGCAATACTCAGCGCCACACGGGAAAGGCTGGTAGCAAAAGCGCAGGGGCTTGTTAGTCACGACAGGCTGCTTGACCGTTGGGATTCTGAGACGGAGAAAGCCCATATCAGGCGCATAGCTCTTGATAGATATGGATATACTACAAAAAACCCATCATGAATTTTAACAGGTCGCCACGGCGGCCTTTTTTATTGCCTGAAATCCACCAATGAGGCCATTGCATGACAGTCTATTGGTGCTGCGGCTGTGGGCGCACAGTCAGCTACCAGTGCGTAACTGCGCTGGACTACTTCCCCTGGTGCTGCAGAGCGCCAATGTTACGAAAAATATAAACTGAGGACGCAACGTGAAGCTATCCAGCATCCACGTTAAATCCCTTGCTATCAACTCCGCCAACATAACCACTGAAACCATCGACGGTGACGAGCATATCGTCATTCGTGGCGTCGTGCCTGTCGTGGATGACGTTGTCATGAATGGCGGGCTGTATCCGGCGGGGGAGATTAACAAGTCGTTTAAAACGCTCGAAGGCAACCCGATGCCTTTCGGCCATCCGAAGATTGAGGGTGCCCATGTCAGCGCCAACAACCCGCGAGCTGTGAACAAGTTCCATGTCGGGGCGTGGGCGGAGAATGTACGCAAAGACGGTGATCGCGTCGTCATGGACATGAAGATCAACAAGGCATTCGCCAGTGCCACAGACAACGGCAAGCGTCTCATTGACCGACTGGAGCAGATGCAGACCAATGCTGAGGCTGAGCCGATCCACGTCTCTACCGGCCTGCTACTCAACCGCGAGGCCAAGAAAGGCACATCGAAGAACAAGAGCTACTCATGGGTTGCGCGGAACATGCGCTTTGACCACGTGGCGATCCTGCTCGATGAGCCCGGCGCGGCGACCCCTGACGACGGCGTAGGCATCTTCGTGAATGCTGACAACTCGCAGGAAGATGTGACCATCGAAGGCGCTGACCTCACCTCTGCTGCGAATTGCACTGAGGAAGGATTCATCAATAAAGCCAAGTTCTTCTTCACCAACGCCTCAAACTTCTCCTTTGACGATATCCAGCGGGCCATTACATCACGCCTGCGGGCAGGCAAGGGCGATGACTATTACGCCTGGCCGGAAACCGTCTGGCCGCACAAGTTCATCTATCGCGAAGGCGAGCGGATGTTCCAACAGAAGTACCTCATCGACGATGACGGCACCGCCCAATTCGTCGGCGAACCTCTAGAAGTCGTGCGCAAACCAACTGAGTACGAAATTAAAACTAACGGAGAGACTGATCCGATGAAAGACATGATCGTAAATGCGCTCAAAGCGAAAGGTAAGCCGACTGAAGGCCTGACCGACGCAGAGCTTATGGATGCCTATAACCAGATGAAGGCCGACGAAGCCACCGACAAGAAAGACGGTGAAGACGAAATCGACCCGAAAACCGGCAAGCCTAAAAAGAAAGAGCAGGCTGCTAACAACGAAGAAATCCCAGCCTGGGCTAAAGCACTGACCGAGCAGGTATCTGCGCTTAACAGCCAGATCAATGCAGGCGCTGAAAGCGAGAAGGTAAACATGCGCGCCGCGGTGAAAGCCAAGTTCGCCATGACTGATATCGCGGTCAATGCGCTGGACGGCGAGCCGCTGAAAGAGCTGTTTGCTCAATGCCAGACCTCCACCGGCCTGAATGGTGCATTCCGCCAGGCTAACAACAATCAATCTGTAAGCGAAATGCCGGAGTAAATAATGGCTAAAGATGGAAAGCACGTAATTCACGCTGGCGGCGTGTTCCCTAACCCGCTGCTCAACCGTGAGGGCGGTGCGGCTGCCGCCACCGCTCCGGGTACTGTCGGTTACTTCAATGCCGGTAAGTTCACCGCATCCACTGACGGCGGTGAGGATGCAATCCTCTACGTCGCAAACTTCGATTACCTGCGCTGCATGACGGTCGATGACGCTATTCCGGTTAATGAGCTGGTAGTGGGTATCCATCCTCTGCCGGGTCTCTTCCTGAACGTCCGCGCTGCTGCAGGCACCTACCGTAAGGGGCAGCCAGTCACCGTTGCCAATGGCCGTATCACCGCTGCTGCAGCAGATGCGGAAGCCTTCGCATACGTCGAAGAAGACAAACCTCTCACAGCTGCCGCTGGCGACCTCGTCCGCGTAGTGTTCAAGTAAGGAGACACTGAATGTTAGTATTCTCAAAAGCGCTGGGCGAAAAGACCAATAACTTCGAGGTCAACTCGTATCAGTTCAATCGTCTCCAGCAGGAGCGAAACGCCTCCGCGCAAGCTGTGGCTGATTTCATGGCCCGCGTTCGCTTCGGTGAAGGCGGTCAACTGGATGCGGTTAACGCCGTGGATGATATCCGCCGCCTGTATCGCGCATACGACCAGACCGTACTGCAGCAGTTCGAGCCTAACACCGAATTCACTCTGCTTAATGACGTGCTGCCTCTGTCCCGCTCTGTCCGCCTGGAAGAGTCAGTGTACGAGTACGCTCGCACCGGTGGCCGTGGCTGGGCGCACACCTCAATGTCCGGCCAGATTGGCGCGGCGCTGGATGCTCGTCAGTACACCTTCGATGGCACGATGGTTCCGATCCACGACACAGGCTTCAAGTTCAACTTCCGTGATCCGGTGTTCCTGAAAGGCTCGGCGCTGTCTTCTTTGGCAGACGCCCAGCGCGGGTCTGTTGATGATGTTCGACGCCAGTTTGTGGATTACATCTTCAACGGCTATCGCGACTCTGAAGGCAACTTCGTTACCTATGACGGTAAGACGTGGAAAGGCCTGAAAAACGACGAGCGCGTCGCACAGGTTGATCTCGGACCTACTGGTCTGAATATCGATTTCACCGATCCGAACGCAACCCCGGCAGCCATCCGCGCTGGCGTGATTGCGCTGCGTGACGTGCTGCGCCTGTCTAACAACCAGTATGCATCGCAGACCTGGTATGTTTCCGGCGCTGTACTGACCAATCTGGAGCGTTTCTTCTTCGATTACCCGGGTTCCGATACCATCCTCGGCGAGCTGCGCAAGCTGACTGGCATTGCGGATATCAAAGAAGACTTCCAGCTCGAAGGTAACGAGATTGTCATTCTGCCGTTGACTGCTGGCGTCGTTGCTCCGGTTGTAGGTCAGGCTTTCGGTACCGTTGCCGATCCGCGTCCGTTCTACAACAGTGACTACATCTGGCGCACCTGGGGTGCCGCTGGCTTCATGGTCAAGACCGACATTAACAACCGCTACTCTGCGGTTCACGCATCGAGCTAAGGGGATTGTATGGCACTGGTAGAGATCGTTTCACCAAACCTCTACACCGGTGCCCGCCTCCAGAAACTGGAAGTGGGTGCAACGGTAGAGGTTGACGACACAACCGCTGAGCGCTGGAAGGCCGCAGGTCATGCCAAAGATACTGGCAAAAAAGCTGAAAAGCAGACACTGGAAGTCGCAACTCCCGGCGATGACGACAGCAAAAAGAAAGGTAAGTAAACATGGCGACCCCAATCACGGCAGACGATGTGAAAGGCCTTATCGCTGAGTTGGGGTACGCTGTGCTTCCTTCCCTGCTTACTCCAATCCTGGCGAAAGTAAACAGCATCATCCCGTGCATGGAAGCGGCGGGATATGACGACTACACACAGAAACTTATCCTTCTGTATGCAACAGGCCTATTGGCGGCATCGTCAGGAACACGCCGTGTTAAGTCGGAGTCAGCACCTTCCGGGGCGTCCCACTCCTTCGAATACGGCAGCGATGGCATAGAAGGACTTAAACGCTCTCTGGCTGCGCTGGACGTTAACGGGTGTGCATCCGGGTTGCCTATCACCGCCGGAAGCTCTGTAGGGTTCTTTGAAGTCGTAGGAGGCTGCTGATGACGTACAAATCAGTGAAGCAAGGGCTTCCTCGCGCGTTCGTCCGTGTGTGGGTGATGACCGATACCGGGCGCGAGACTACCGGCTATGTTAAATCGGACGGCGAGTGGTTTATTAACTGCCCACGCATCCGGGCGACTGGTGCGACTGTGTTGCGCTGGAGAGAGTGAGAATTGATGTATAAAAAGCCAGCAAATGGTAAAATTAACGAGCCGGGGAATGCGTCAACATTACCACCGGCTCTAACCATCATTACCTATTGCGGAGGTAACTCATGGCTCATCAAATCTTAAGCCATCAGCACCATAGTGCGCCATCTTATAATCGCGTTGCAGGCGTTTATCAAATTACTAACACCATCACTGGCGAGGCGTATATCGGCTCTACGGTTAACATTTCGGGTCGGTGGGCGAGCCATCGCTATAAGCTGCGGAAAGGAACGCATGGGAACAGAAACCTTCAGGAGTCATGGAATAAATATGGCAAAGGTGTCTTTGAGTTCTCAGCCTTGGAAATTGTCAAAGACAAAGCCGGACTAGTGCCTGCTGAACAATCCTTTTTTGATTTGCTAAAGCCAGCATTCAACATTGCACCAAACGCCGGTAGTTGCGCGGGTATGAAATTTTCAGATGAGCGCAAAAAACAAATCAGTGAAAGGGTTAAAGGTAGCGGTAACTATTGGTATGGGAAGAAATTGCCATGCCAAGGCGCAAGCAAGAGGCCTGAAGTTAGGGCGAAAATGTCTGCGCTGCATTCTGGTACTGGCAACCCTATGCACGGAGTTACCCCTCCGCACGCAAAGCTAACGGATGATCAGGTTAGAGAGATACGAGCAGCGCTTGCTAATGGAGAGGAACTGAAGCCATTAGCAGTACGATACAACGTATCTAAAGGTGCCATTGCGCATATTAAGCAGGGTCGCTCATATCGGAGGGTGGTGTAATGTCGGTAATTTCTCGATGGTCTTACACAGCCACAGCGACCATCTGGCGCAAGCTGGAAGGCAACGACGAATACGGCGACCCGCTGGGGTATGCCGAACCTGAGCAAATCCTAGTGGATTACGAGGGCGGCTTATCCAGGCGAATTGGCAGCCTCGGCTCGGAAATCGTCGTCAAAAACACTGTCTGGTCAGAGTATGCGCTGGCTGATGCGGGTGATTATCTGCTGATTGGCGTGTCTACTGAGGCCGATCCGGTTGTGGCGGGTGCTGACGAGGTGCGACAGGTTATCCGATATGCCGACACGTTTTACCGTACGGCGGATGATTATGCGATAATTACTGGCGTGTGAACTTGATAGGGGTGGCATATGTGGGTTAGCTGCGCAGTAATCGCGATGGGAATAATGACTATCGCAATATCATCCAGAACCATTTACGAGATGTGGCAATGGCTATCAGAAAAGCACAACCAAAAAGGTCGCTAACGCGGCCTTTTTTATTGCCCGGAGGATAGCTATGGCTGGCAAGGTTAGAGGCGTGGCTGATGCTAAAGCGAGCCTGGACAGAATAATTAATGACGTCCGCGGCGTGCGGGTTGTCAGGGCGCTCCAGTCGGCATTGCTTCTGATAGGTGCTAGGGCGGCCTACTATACGCCGGTAGACACATCTACGCTTCTGAATAGCCAGTTTCGCGAAGTCAACGCCAATGGGGCGATAGTTACCGGACGCATTGGGTATTCAGCCGCCTATGCCGTCTACGTACATAACGCATCAGGCAAGCTCAAGGGCCAGCCACGCGCTCATTTTGGCAAGACAAGCGCTGGGGAGTCGTTCGGTGGTGGCAGTCTCACTGGTCGCTACTGGGATCCGCATGGCGAGCCAAAGTTCCTCACCAAAGGAGCGGAGGAAGAGCGTGAGTCTATCGATGCTGTAATGCTCAAGGAGATGAAGTTGTGAACCCACCGATGCATAAGCGGGTCAGGGATGCTTTTGTTGATGCTGGGCTTACCAACGGCAGCATTATCCAGATGCTCAAGTGGACAGACACAGGGAACCTTGCTGACTCATTCATAATGTTTTCGCCTTCAGGCGGTACTGCAATCGACAAGACGATCTCTGCTGACTACTACGTTACGGTGAACGTCGTAAGCGCCAAGTCTGCCGGGGCATATGAGAGATCTGAACAGGTTGCTCAGGCTATCCTCGATTACGTCCAGCAAAACCCTGATAGCAACCCTTGCCTGGGTGAAATAACCAATGTTGGCGGTTTCCCGCAACCAATCCTAACTACCGACGAGCGCATGGTGTGGCGTATTCAGCTCATGTGTCGATACGGTGAATAAATAATTAACATCATGGTCGCTCAGGCGGCCTTTTTTATATCTGGAAAGAGGTAACAAACATGCAAGGTTGTCCAAGCAGCTTTGACCGCCTGATTGGCCGCGCCAAAACTCTGGAGCTGGCGTACGGGTGCCCTGACACGCGACCAGCAGAGGAAGACTGGAAGCTTATGGGGCTGCCAACTTCGGCAACATGGGACCTGTCCCCTGACGCACTGACTTCGGATGCTGATGACGGCGGTTTCACGGCCAGCATTATTTCCGGTCTGGATCCAACCTATTCCATTGAGGGAGAGGTGCGGACAAATGACCGGACTGATGAGTTCGGCGTACAGCAGTTCGTTAAATACATTGTTGATGAGGTCAAAGCCCGTCGGCAGCCTACCGTATGGATGCGATTCCACTGGGGTAACTATTACCATATTGGCTACATGGTCCCGTCAGGCGCAAGCGATGGCGGCGGGGTCAAGGAAATCACCACCTATAGCTTCGAGTTCAAGCTGAGTGATGGCACCACGTTTGAAATTGAGCCGGATGGCTCGATCGTCGCTGTTACTGGAGTCGTCACTGCGCCAGCAACCACTTCTGTAGTGGTTGGTGCAACTCGTCAGTTGACCGCAACAGTGTCTCCTGCTGATGCGAGCAACAAAACAGGTATTTGGGCGTCGTCTGACACGTCCAAATTTACCATCAGCACATCAGGACTGATTACCGGCGTCGCGGCTGGCACGGGCAATGCGACCTTTACCACCAATGACGGGGCTAAGGTTGGCACTACCGCCGTTACCGTAACAGCTTCGTAATCATCACAAAGGGCGGTGACCATCGCCCTTGATAATGACTATGGAGATTCTATGACGCCTTACAAAGAGATTGGAGAATGCCTGATATCGCATGGCGACAGGGAATATTTCTTCCGCCCATCGCTGCGCAATATGGAAAGGATTGGCGAACCGCAGGAGATAGTGCAGGCTTTCTTTGACCTTCACCACAATGAAGTGGCCGACCTCTTAAACAGGGCGTTACCTGCTTACGGATTCATCCCTCAATGGCTAATCAGCCATATCAAAGACGCGACGTACGGCAGGAAAGCGTTCATGTCTGCCTTGGTGGTGATGTCATCCTGTTGCGAAGAAGACGTTACCGATCTGATAGGCACCTTTAAGCCATCAAAAGGCAAAGGCCGCGCATTTAAATACCGTAAGGGTGCAATGCCTGAAAGAGATATAATTATCGTGGCTCAATCCCTGATAACCCACGGCATTATCGGCAAGGCTAAAGTAAGACGTCTGCAGAAGCACGAGAGCGAAGACAAGGTCACTGAGTTCCGCCCGATGGAATACATCGTGGCCGCCAGAAACCATTTCGGCATGAGCAAGGCAGAGGCTGAGCAACTGACTATGACAGAGTTTCAGCTCATGCTGGCTGGCAAGTATCCAGACCAGAAAGGGTATACCCGGGAAGAATACGACGCAGCAGCCGATGATTTCTTTGCTCTGCGAGAGAAAAGGCGAGCCAAGCAAAAGCAGTAACTAACCAAAGCACAGACTAAAGACAATCAGCCTCGCTAAAGCGGGGCTTTTTTGTGCCCGCAGTAAACCCGACGCGCTTCACACGCGCAGTGTATAATCCCGGAGCCTACAGAAAGCTGAGCCTGAGAGTTGCCGTTTATAGGTGGCGACCTCTCTGGGAGGCGGCTTCTCTGTGTGACAGGCTCTGCTTTCTATAGGCAAAACGTTATGAAATACCCAACTGTTGTGAATGGCATTGATTTTCGCGAACTGGTTTTTGTAGCCAGTAATGAACCTGTCACGGACTCTTTCATGGTTGCCCAAGCTTTTGGCAAGCTGTCCAAGAACGTTGTCCGCGACATCGAAAGGACAATTGAAGCTTGCCCGCCTGAGTTTGATACAAAGCTCAATTTTGAGCTTTGCTATAAAAACAATGAGTTACAAAACGGCAAGCCTCAGAAGTTTTACCGGCTTCGCAAAGACGGTCTCATGCTTCTGGTTATGTCCTATACCAAGAAAGAAGCGATGCGCATCAAGATCGCCTACATCAATGCGTTCAACTGGATGTACGCAATGCTTCAGGTTGGCAAGCGTCAGTATGAGGAAGAGCGCAATGCGGTGATGCTTGAGTTCATGAAAGAAAAAGATGTGGCCAGTATGTCTGGCCGCCTGCTCAACAGATGGGGGCGGGTTAAAAAGCCTGAACTGCTTGCTCGCATTGAGAGAATTGAACAGCAAGGGCAGATTAGCCTTCCCGGATTTAGCAATGCACTCCCTGAGTAATAAGAACTGGCCCGCTCCGGCGGGCACTTCTGCAACTCCGCGCAATTTCTTTCCCTGCTGGTTGATATGTGATCGCCTTCTGTTAGGATTAATCCCACTTGATACCAATGGGGTTAGGGATATGAAACGTGTTTTATTGGCTGCAATTGTTATTTCTTCATCAGTTCTGATGGTGGGGTGCGCTCCAAAACCACCATCTCAGGTTGCTATTTCAAGTGCAGATTACGGAACGTTGCCGAATGATTATCAGCAGCAAATTAAAAATCACATGGCATCAGTTTTAAAAGATCCAGAGTCCGCACGTTATACTTTTGAGCCACCTTTTAAAGGTTATTCACAAGATGGTTCTCTCTCACCTACAAGTGGCGGAGTGAGGTATGGTCAGATTGTTGGGGTGCAAGTGAATGCTAAAAACAGTTATGGCGGTTACACCGGAAATCAGCTTTATGTGTTCATGTTCTCTGACGGCGTAATATACGACACAACATCGAACTTCCAGTTCGGTCGAGTAGTCCGGGTTCAATAAATTGTATTTGAAAAAATAAAAACCTCGCTTCGGCGGGGTTTTTTATTGCTTGGAGATAACATGGCAGGCGAGCAGAATGTAGGCAGCATAGTTTATGAGGTTAGCGCCGATATTGCGCCGCTTTTGCAGGGGGCTGAAAAGGCAAAGGCTGGCTTTGACAAGATTGAAGACTCAGCAACTAGCGCCAGCCAGGGTATAGAAAAGCTTGATAAATCATCAGCTGTTGCGGGAGCGTCGCTTGACGAGCTAACTGGCTATGTAAAATCAATAGACGCCTCTATGAAGGCGGTTAGGCCCAGCATAGCCTCCACTTCAGAATCCTTGGGTGGTTTGAGAGAATCTGCTTCAGAGGCTAATGCCTCTCTGCAAAGCATAGATAAGTCAACTTCGCAGGCCTCTGGATCTTTAAGTGAGCTAAATGCGTCCTCAAAATCAATAGACGCGTCGCTAAAACAGATCAATACCAACCTTTCTGCATTGACTATGGCTATGCAGACTGCACGTAACGCGACAGGATCTGCATCAGCTGAATTCAACAATGCTGAGCGGGTTGTAGAAAGTCTTTCCCAGCAAGTTCAGCAGCTTGATAAAGCTCAAGAGACTGCATCAAATGGCGCAAAATCACTAACCACTCAAATAGAGTCGGTTGCCAGCGCAGGGCAGAATGCATCCCGCCAGGTGAGTAACGCCGCAGAAAAAATTACCACAGTTAAAAATAGTGCGGATGTCGCCGCTAAAAGCACCGGAAATTTCAAGAGCGCCTTCCAGCAAGCTGGCTATCAGGTGCAGGACTTCATCGTACAGGTTCAGGGAGGACAGTCTGCACTGGTTGCGTTCTCTCAGCAGGGTTCGCAATTAGCAGGGGCATTTGGTCCTGGCGGTGCGGTTATTGGTGCGGTTATTGCGCTGAGTACCGTTGTGGCTGGCACTCTGGTGGCATCACTTGGGAATGGTAAAAGTGCAGTTGACGCTCTGAAAGATGCCATAGAGACAACTGATAAAGTTATTTCTATTTCGCAAAATGGCGTTGGCGCGCTTTCTGAAAAGTACGCCGCGCTGGCGAGGGTGAATATTCAGGTTGCAACCCTGATGCGGCAACAGGCAGAGATTGAGCTTCAGGCCGCATTAGGGAAGGTTTCAACAGAAGTACAGAAGGCATCAAAGGACTTTATCGGGTTCGGTGATTCGCTGGTTTCTTCGCTAGGTGGTGGATATGCCAGCGTTAAGCTTTTTAACGATTACCTTTCCACACTAAGCATCACCACTAATGACTTCGGTGAGGCCATGAAGCAGGCGGCAGCGGCAGGAAGGGCCGGGCAAACAACCATGCAATCAATGGTCGCCACTGTGGGTGCTCTCGCCAGCAAGTTTGATTTAACTGATCAGCAGGCCTATGAGTTTGCTAAACAGCTTTCTGATATTGCAAAAAATCCTTCAGATCAAAAACTTCAATCTCTGATAAGGACTTTGCAGGAGGTAGGAAATGGCCAGTCTTCTGGGGCTAAAACGGCACGTGAATATGCAGCAAGGCTGCTTGAAATTGCAACGACTAGCGCAGACGCATCAACACGGTTAAAAGCCCTAAAGGAAATGACCGACAGCCTGACGTCAAGTCAGGATAAGGCCCTCAGGCAAGCCCAGCAGGAGCTTTTTATCACCAGGCAAACTGGCGATGAAAAGCTTAAGGCACAGGCATGGAGAGATGCGGAAAACCAAGGGATAAAAGAAGGCACTAAGGCCTTCAGAGATTACTATAACGTTCGTCTTCAAACCTACCAGCAACAAGAGGCAAACACTAAAGCCTCAAAGGAAAGCGCAAAAGCTACAAGAGAGAGCGCATCTGCAGCAAAAAGCGCCGAGAAGGCTGAAGAGTCGATAGCTCAGAAGTTAGCTAACCTACGGGCAGCGTCTGACTTAACAACCGAATCTATTGAAAAGCGCCGCATTGAAGAAGCCGGATTGCGGGCCGAGCAATCACTAGGTAATAAAGCATCGCAACAGCAGCTAGCTGAGGCTAAAGCGTTAGGTGAAGCAAACGAAAAAGCCGCAATCTCGATCCAGAGGCGTAAGGAGGCTGAGCAAGGTTACAAGCAGGTGCAAGGTGCCGCATCTCCTGTTGCCGCAGTTGATAACTCATTCCAGAAGCAAATGGAGCAGCTAAATCAATACGCCACCCTGTACCCGCAAAAGATTGCAGAAGTAGAGGCGGTTCGTTCGTCGATTGAGGAGCAGTACCGGCAGCAGCGCCTTGCAGCTATGTGGGATGAATTCGCGCAGCAGAACGCCGCAACTATGGCCGCCGCCGCAGCATTCGACTCACTGGCTGGTAACGCCTCAAACGCACTGACCGGCATCCTGACAGGAAGCATGAGCGTTAACGAGGCCCTGTCTTCTCTAGGCCGCACAATCCTCAACAGCGTAATTAACTCTTTCGTCCAGATGGGTGTTGAGTACGCGAAGAACCTCATCCTGCAGCAAACGCTGGGCAGTGCTGCTATTGCAGCCACTTCGGCGCAGGCGGCGGCAGCCGCTGCGGCATGGGCCACTCCTGCAGCACTTGCGGCGACCGCTACGTTAGGCGGTGCGGCAGTGGCTGGCTCTACGGCTCTTGCAAGTACAGTGGCAGGGGCGCAGGCCATTGCACTCGCTGGCGCACGTAAGAACGGTGGGCCGGTATCTGCTGGCTCGATGTACCGGGTGGGCGAGGGTGGCATGCCTGAGATTTATCAGGCCAGTACCGGGAGACAGTACATGATCCCCGGTGACAACGGCAGGGTAATCAGCAATAAGGATATGCAGGCAGGAAACGGGATGAATGTGGTAGTCAACTTCAACGACTATTCATCCGGAAGCCATACCTACGACTACCAGGCCACGCAGGAAGGAAACACGCTTACAGTTGAGGCATTTATCGCCGATGTATCCAATGGTGGGCGCATGAGCCAGGCAATATCAAATTACCACAACGCACCGCGCCGGGCGGTTGGAGGATAGAATGGCAATACCTTATCCCGACTGGCTGCCACTGGCGCAGAAGGGGAAAACGCCGACCACTGATACGGGTTTCAGGGTAGACAACCCGCAGGTCGGCGCACCGATATTCCAGAAGCTCACCGATGACCTAAAGACGTCTTTCTCCCTGACATGGATACTCACCAAAGACCAGCACCGCGCCTTTTACCAGTGGCTACGCAGCCCTGCATATCTCGATAACGGGAATCAGTGGTTCACCATGCCGCTAGGAACAGGTACGGGTGATACCGGCATTGAGACGCAGGAGCTTCACTTTCTCTCCCTCCCGTCATGGTCACAAAGTGGCTCTGTGTTCACATGGTCTGGTGATGTCATCTGCAGGAAGATTATCAGCGATGACGACCAGTTTGCAGACATCATCGTCGAGCTGCCGCCACCGTGGGGTAACTGGCTGGATGTGGTAGTCACTGGTTACGATGACGGGCGCGACCCGGAGACGATTCCGAGGGTTAACTGATGCCGACATATCGTGAATTTAAGGCGCAGCGCCCTAACCGCATCATGTACGAGACGGTAGAGTTTTATCACCCCACATTCGGCTATGTGCGGCTTGTCGCTGACCAGGTGTTTCCAAAGACTCTGGGAGGCGTGGTTTATGAACCATGCCGTTTTGAGCTGACCGAGAGCCAGCAGAGCAACACGCCAGTAATCGACAGCACCCTCAAATTCAGCCAACTGGCGCAGGACTTCAAGCAGAAGCTGAAAGCATGGCGCGGTTTTTCTCGCGCAACTCCGATCACCTGCACAATCCGCAGATTCGATGCCGCCAATATGAGCACAGCGGTGAATGCATGGACGCTCTACGTCAGTGACTGCAACATGGACGGCACAGACGTTAACGTCAGTCTGTCCATGTCTAATCCCCTCAACAGAAACATCGGTCGCCTCTATGACCCGGCTGAATGGCCTGGCTTGCAGAATGGTTAACCATATGGATAAAGAGCAATTCATTAACCGGATGATTGGTGTTCCGTGGGTTGATCGCGCCTGCACCATGGAGGCGTGCGACTGCTGGGGCCTGGTCGTTCTTTATTACCGGCATGTGCTGGGAATAGAGCTTCACCATTTGGCTGGCTACGAGTCGGGTAGCGACTTCCTCACTTGTTACAGCGATGAAGTGGTGTTCTGGAAGCGCAGCCCAATGCCAGTCGAGGACGGAATATTCATCGCATACGTCGGCGACCGGCAGGAGCACGTTGGTGTCATTGCCAATGGCGCTGCGTTACACAGCCGTGGTGATGGGGGCGGCGTCCGGCATGACCGCATTCGGGCAATAGAAAAACTTTTCACGCGGGTGGAGTATTTAACACATGCCGATTATTCAAATCCAGCACGTGCCAGGGCAGCCTAAAGAGCGCGTTGAGCTTCCGGCGGGAGCCATCTTCTATGACTGGCTCATCAGCAGGGATTTCTTCAGCGATGTGCTGATCGTCGTTAACGGTGTCGAGCTGGATGATGATTCAGAGCTGGCTTTCCCGCTGACTGACCTGCACAGCATCCAGATATTCTCTCAGCCTAAAGGCGTTATCGGCAAGGTGCTCAATCCAGTGTTTAAAATTGTCCAGCAGGTGCTGGGCTTCCTGATGCCGAAGCAGTCATTCAGCACTGCCGACACAAACGCCAAAGAATCACCGAACAATCGCCTTACCGGGCAGACAAACGTTGCTCGCACCTATCAGGCCCGGCCTGATGTCTATGGTCGCGTGCGTGCGTATCCTGACCTGATTCAGGAGTCACTTTTTGAGTACGAGAACAACCTGAAATACGTCACGGAGTGGATGAACTTCGGCCTCGGCACTTACACCGTTGAGGATGTCCGCTACTCTGAATCATCTATCGGGGCGCTGGCCGGTGCAAGCTATGAGATATTCCAGCCCGGACAGGTGATACCGCTCATCTATGAGGGCTTTGCATTCGATGACGTAGACGGGCAGGAGTTGCCTGGCCCCAATGAGAGCAATGGCACTCCTTACCAGACGGCGACTGCTAATACTGTAGTGGCCGGGACATACGCGGGCGGGCAGATTAGCGTTCGGATCCGCAAGCAGGCAGAGTTCGATTACTTCTACAACCTGAACAGGCCGCACCCGGTTAGCTTCGTTATTAACGTTACCTATGTGACCGCCCTGGGACAAGTTACTCGCGACGCCACTATCAACGCTGATTTATTCAGTGCCTCTATAACATCAGATGGGGCTGTGACAAATCCGCAGCAGTACTACACATTTTACTTCAACAACCTCACCGGCTCTGATGCGAACGTCATTCCCCAGAATGCCACTATCAACACCACTAAATTCATCCTGAATGACAACCGCGTGGTGATTGTCGGTCCTGTTTACGCGCCGCTGCCCGGAGAGCAGCTGTGGGTTCACCTGCAGGGGCAGTTAGCTGAAGATGAGACAGCCGAGATAACCATCGATATCTGGCAGATTGATGATGAAAACGAAGAGGTGGCAGGAACTAACCAGACGTTTAAGACGGCTCTCGCCGCTGGCGATAAAACCGATACTTACTACCAGACGTATAAAATAACTCCTACAGCTGGCTACGGCAGGTACGCTCTCTCTTTCTACCGCACTAACAACAGTAGCGACCAGAATATCGCGAAGGTTGAAGCGGTGCACTCTATCACCGTTCGCCAGAATGAGGTACATCCTGATGACACCCTGGTGAGGGTAACAGTCAGGGCTACCGAGCAGGCTACCAGCCTCAGGGAGCGGAAATATAACGCCCTCATTACCCGGCATACCATCAGTTATGACATGGCGGCTGGGCAGGTAGATTACTCGCTGCGCCCATCACGGTCATTTGCCGATGCTGCTGCTCATACCTGGCTGATAATGGGTGAGCAGCCTGTATCGACAATAGACCTGTACGAGCTTTATCGCATAGCTAACAGCATATCACCTGCGGAGTTGGCCTATTTCGATTACACCTTTGACGATGAGGACATCTCACTCGGGGCGCGCATCGAAACCATCTGTAATGTCGCACGCGTAATTGCGTACTGGGATCAGGGCGTGCTGACGTTCAGCAGGGATGAGCGGCGGAACACGCAGGCTGCGGTGTTTAACCGGGCCAACATGGTGGCGGAAGAGTTCAGGCTGACCTACGACATGCGCATGCCCGGGCAGTATGACGGCGTCGAGGTCGAGTATGTCAACCCGGCCACGAACAAGAAGGCGTACATTCGTTACCGTGTAACCGACTCAGGGATTATTGAAGAAGAAGCGCAGACGCCGCTCAAGGTGACGCTGAAAGGTTGCCGCAACACTGCGCAGGCAAGAGACAGAGCCAGGCTTGAAGCTATGCGCTTGTTCTACTCCCGCATTCGCATGGCGTGCAAGGTGCTGGCTGATGGCGAGTATGTTTCCCCTGGCGATCTGATTGTAGTTGCTGACACCTACAACACGAATCAGCAGGCTGGCTATATCGTTTCACGCAATGGTGACAACTTCGAAACCAGTGAGCGAATCAACTGGCAGGGAGATATGTATGTGCTCGTAAGTGATTCACTTGGCAATCCGACGGCGAGATATAAAGCTTCCCGTCGCACTGATACTGACTTCGGATTTACAGCAGCAATTCCTCCTGTCCAGCTCAATATATATGACGGTTACAACGTTCAGTCGCCATCAAGATATGTGATCGCCACTACTGAAGAACTGGATGGCACTCAATGGACTGTCACCGAGAAAAAACCCAACTCTGATGGAACGACATCCCTCACGCTCGCAGAGTACAGCGATCTGATTTATTCCTGACAGAAATTACCAGCAACCAGACCCGGCCACCGAGCCGGGTTTTTTTATGGAAAAATTATGGCTACTACTCCTACTAAAAATGAAGTCCCGAGCGAATCACCTCGTGACCTCAAATTCAACGCCGGAAAAATTGACGAGTTTGTCACTTCAAAGCAGCGCGATTATGAAGACAGATTTGGCAATAAACATTACACAGTCGAAGGACTACGGTGGATTGCTCAACAGGCAATATCTTCTTTCGGCTATATTACTATGGACTCATTCCAGGATGGAGCCACGCTCACATTGCCTAATCAGGTTCTTCGCTGGAAGAAACCTGATGGCGATGGAGAGTATTACCGCTGGGATGGTGAATTCCCTAAAAATGTTAACCCTGACTCAACGCCGCAAAGTGCAGGAGGTATAGGTGATGGGGCGTGGCTAAGTGTTGGATCAGCGGTTCTAACTGAGCTTGATGGATCAACTTTAGGTTATCGCTATCAGGGATTGCCAGCATCTTCAAAAAGGACGGTAAGAGGAAAGCTTGATGAATATGCAAGCCTGTGGGATTTCCACTGTGACTCAAATGGCAACGTCATCCAGCCTGGTCCATCCGTAGACAGCCGGCCATACATTCAGGCAGCGATTGATTATCTTAACGCGAATGGTGGCGGAACTCTGAATATTCCGACTGGAACATGGTACCTAAGCTCATATGGAAATACAGATAAGATTGGCGGATATGCAGGAGTCATCCAGCTACTCAGCAGAGTTGATATTCGGTTTGATGCGGGAAGCAAGATAAAACTAACTTCATTCTTCAATGAAAAACCATACTGCGTTTTCTGCGGGTTCAATGGCAACGACCCGGCAACTTCGGCATCGCTGAATATGTGCAATATCTATGGTTATGGAACTATCGATTGTGGTGAGAACAACATCCAGCCTAAGGGTGGTGCCTTGTGTTATGCAATTGGAACCGGTCGATCTTATGACTGTAGCATTCGTGGGATCACGATAACTAACGGTGATTTGACATGGGCTGCCACACTTGGTTGGAACGGATACGGGAATAATACTGTAGTAGATGGTGTTACAGTAACCAACTGTAAAAAGTCTGATATCGACAGAAATATTGACCAGTCTCTTTTTTATGTGGGTTGCCCATACTCTGGCGTAAGGAATAGCTTCATGAATCCATCGCCGGATACAGGATTTGCTAACCGGATATCTGCCGCGGTAGAGCTTCATCAAAATAATACGTTCTGTGATAACAATCACATGTTCGGCTTTATGAGAGCTGTTTATGTAGTTATGCACCCTGCCGAATCCGGAGGTCAGGGGTATTACATGTATAACATTAGTGTATGCAACAATGTGGCAAGTTTCGCCGGTCAATTTGTTACAATAACTGCTGACCAATCATCGGGTATAACCTATATCCATGCTGTAAAAATATGCAATAACATTGCAACTGTAGAGCAGCCAAATGACCCTAATCAGCAGCTGGGAAGAATTTTCATCAACAGTGAAGCATGGGCTAACACTCCGCTGGACAGTAACACAGAAGCTATCCTTGTGGCTGACAATATTTTTCGGTGCCCAATCAATCTCACAGGCAGTGTGTTTTTCGCTTTCAGGATAAGTACGCGCAACTACCACTTCTCGGGAAACCTGATTGACTGCCAAAAGATGGTGTCTGGTGATGGTCAGGGAGTGACTAATAACCTAGAAGTACGCAACATCGTGTGGGACTCAACTAATACCATTGGCAATCTATGGGTGGGAAATAGAGGTGGAAATACAAACCTTTTCGACATTTATGCGGCGGGTTTGATTAGTTGCCATTTCGACATCAATTTGAATTTTGAGGATGTGACAATAGCAAATGTATTCTATGCCCCTGGGGGATGCAGCATAGAGTACACCACCGTCAAAGTAAGCTATGAGCGCATACCACAAAACGTAACTGCCGTAGGGGTGTCTCAGGCGAATTTGATGAAAGTAAAAAACCATTTTAGCTATCCTGCGACTATTGATTTCTCCTCATACTCTGCCACTGGTGCAACACTGTGCTTCAGCACAGGCACCTCTTTTGAGTGGGTGGGTTTAGCTCAGGCAATAAGTGAGCCGACCACGGCAGGCCTTGTTACACCTTCCGGCTACATTGGTACAACTAACGGGCAGTTGAAGGGCACTGGTTACGCAGAGAGCACGGGAGTTAAGAGCTACAAGCAGCGGGTTATTTTGCATAGCAGGTTAGAACTGCCGAACTAACAATTCTACCCCGCCTAGGCGGGGGTTTTACATTTACTTCGTTAGCTTTTACAGTCTTTTTTGCTAAAATCTACAACTATATTTTTAGCTTCATGATAAATTTTATAATCTTGGTTGCTTGTTAATAATTTATAATTGCAAAAGTCCCTGAGTGAGCTATTGACTATTTCACTATTATACCCAGGGTCCATTTGCTTCAAACCGTTTATTCCCATGTAATAATGCGCCCACATCCAGTTTCCAAAATAACTAACTACTAGCCCATTTAGCAATGGGAAATTCTTGGATGAGTTTGTAAGTATGCTTGATCTGGGTGGCTCACCATTAAAAATAATGTAGTTTGTATTATAATCGAATTCTTTCGTATCTTCTTTTATTGAATCTATTATTTGTTTATCAACAGAGGATTGATGCTTGCTGGAATTAGCATATGCGCATGTAAAAATAATCATGTATGCATACAGCGGCAGAACAACCAATGACGGTACTTTGCTTTCTTTGCACGCCAGAGTCGCCAGGAATAAGACAAAAAGCAAATAGGAGCCAACGCCTATGTACAGCCGGGAAAAACCTACCATTGGGTTATCAAGTGGTAAAAGAGATCCTATCGTGGCGACTGGAGTCACAATTACTACAAGTAAAGAAACAACAAAAATAAACCAGCCAAACTTCCCTTTGTATCCTTTTAAATAGCGGTAAGAAATTACCAAAGCGGAAAGTAAGGAGATTGCAATAAGTACTGGCATGATGAATTTTCCCATGCCATTAGGTAGTATTATCCCTTCTATATGATAGTAATAGGATTTTAAGTTACTGATTACCGTATTCAGAAGATCAGCAGAAACCCTTGGGTGGTTAGCACTGTGAGAGGACTCCAGAGTCAAAGGCAATATCACCTTCATATAGAGAGCCAGCCCCAACAAAGTGCTTAAAACCCGAATAAATGATAATCTTATTATTTCATAAGGAGATGTTAATTTATAAACATCATAAAAGAACAGCAGGGATGTAAAAATAAGTATTATATTTACAGATGCTTGATATAAGCACATTACACCAACCACTAAAGCCACCTTAATTAAAAGGTTGATATAATGATTATTTGATAAAGTAAATAAAAAAGCAAAAGACAGAACCGCAGAAAACAGGATAGTCAGGCTATCAAACCTGTAGCTAAGGACTTCAACAATAAATGGATTTATTAAAAAAGACAAAGGCAGCAGGAAAACCCCTTTTTTGTTACTGAAAAACTCTTTGCCAAATCTATAAAAAACCCAGGACAGCATGGCGCATGCAACAAGAAGCGGCGCAGGGGCAATGTCTGCCATTGTTCCACTAAACATAAGAACAGACATTAATATATCAGACAAAGGTCGTCCATCTTCCCACCAAAATCTGTAACCTAGCGTTGACCGCCCAATATCGTCTATGTAATAAATATTTGCTAGTATGATGGGCGCCACCAATAGCAAAATAATGATGAAATATTCCTTTATCTGTTTCACACATCGCCTCCATTTTTTAAAATATATCTAGGTCTGTTCTTGGATTCGGTGTAAATCCTTCCGATGTATTCACCAAGCACCCCAATGCCAATAAGTTGTACGCCACCAAGGAACAGAATTGAAACCAGCAATGAAGGGTAGCCACGCACCGGATTGCCAAAGGCAATAGTGTCTATAATCATCCATGCACCATAAATGAACGACAGGCCTGCTACCAACAATCCAATATAAGTCCACATGCGCAGAGGGAAGGTAGAGAAACTGGTTATCCCCTCAAGGGCAAGGTTCCATAACTTCCAGCCATTGAATTTTGAATCACCGGCAATCCTTTCAGCCCTGGTGTATTCAACGACATCAGTGTTCCCGCCAACCCAGCTAAGAATGCCTTTCATAAAGAGGTTGCGCTCAGGAAGAAGCTTGATGTTTTCCACCACCGCTCGGGACATCAGGCGGAAATCACCTACATTCTCCTCAATTTTAGGGTTGCTGATTTTGTTGTGCAGCTTGTAGAACCACTCAGCAGTCTTCCGCTTAAGTCTTCCATCAGTTGATCTGTCTGTTCGTTTCGCCAGTACCATTTCAGCGCCAGCCTGCCACTTATCGATCAGATGAGGAATGACGTTAATAGGATCCTGCAGGTCTACATCGATAGGGATTACGGCTTCGCCTGTCGCATGGTCTAGCCCTGCAAATAAAGCAGGCTCCTTGCCGAAGTTGCGGGTGAATGACAACGCAACAACTAGAGGGTCTGCAATTGCCAGAGATCTGATTATTGACTCTGTAGCATCCTTGCTGCCGTCGTTGATGAAGACTATTTCAACCTCATATTGCTGAAGATCTTCAAACTCGCGCACTGTTTTATAGAAAATTGGAATCGCGTCTTCTTCATTAAAGACTGGAACGACCAGAGAGATCTTCAT